CAGTCGTGTTAAAGCATCCTTGCCCAAGGGATGGCACTAGCGCATCGCACGCCCGCTCCACTCGGAGCTCAGTGAGAGACCTGTCGTGCACAGGCCCACCGCGTCAGTAAGGGGTTCCATCCCACCGTATTACGGCCTCTGTGAAAGCTGGTGGCTGACACGTGTACAGTTCAGAGATCCCATACACACCAATATCCAGTTCATCCTTACTAACCCCCGGCTGGGGGGTAACATTCATAGACCACTTTACCAAAGGTGGTCTGTCATCTACTCGCTCACTACATCACCGCACGCGCCAAGTGACCTAGCATGGGAGAAATAAGATCTGCTCCTGCTCCAATAACATCTTTCACCGCCGGCTGTCTCACCGCCGTGGCTACTGCCTCCATGAAACCCATTGGGTTCACGGGGGACGCCGAGGTTGCCGCTGGCACCACCAACTCGTTCTGAGCGGTGACACCAGAGATCCCGGACAGGTATGGTCGACCCTCAATGTGGTAGACTACCTCGATGTCGTAGGAGCTCGTGCTCGCCACACCGCCGGTAAGGGCAACAAACAGCGCCTCGAAACCATTCAAGTCTAGGTACTCCGAAGAGCCGGTGGTAACTACTCCACCTGCGAGTGCGCCTGCTGTGTCCCATCCGCCGGTTGTGTTGTTGGCAGCTCGGAAGTTGAAGCATCGCGGATCCACTGGCCGCGCCACAATATCGTACGCTTTCTCTGCCATGTCCAGTGCGCTTCGCAACTGTGCGCCTGGATACTGCACTAGCAGAGAGGGTGTAATCGTCCCCGTGGTGGTCATAGGGATTCCCCAATCACTGATTGTGTTCTGTCGAGTAAACAAGCCGTCCACTGGAAGCGTCTTATTACCTATCTGGAAATCGCGTGTGTGCCACGACGATGAGATTGGATACGAACCCATCACAAATTTGCCCTGCGAGTTGGTCATGCTGGACAAGTTTGTCACCCTGATTCCGTACCCGACGATTCGATAATTGTCGAGTTTGGACGCAAAGTTTGGTACGTTAATCCCCCATCGTGCCGCAGTCTGCGACCCACCGTCACCCCAGAGGATGTTGGAGTAGTCTGGACTGCCGCCAAGAACGAGGTATGACGCCGCCGCCACATTCGGAAAGAACGTCGCATAGGCATTCCCGTTTGTGTCTGCTGTGACTGTGTGCGTGGCACGGATCGTGTACGTGGCGGTGTGCGCCGCGTGCATGTCCGGAACTCGCGCACCAACAGCCTCCGGATTGAACGGGTCAGTGAGTGCAAGATAGTACTTAACAGTATCCGCATCTTGTGTGATTGAGCGTGGGATCTTGTGGATCTTATTTTGTCGCTGCTTTGAGGTCAGCTTGAGTTGTTTGGCAACCATGGTGTTCGTGATTGCTGGGACTGTCGGGTCGTATATTATTACAGGTGCCGCAAGAATGCGGGAGGACTCAGCTCGGCATAGCCCTCCTTGACCTCGACAGTGGCATCTAGATCGTCAATCGCCAGTTGATCGAAATAGGCTTCCAACGCGATTTGGTAATCAGGTGTTATGCCTGATGCAGCATAAAAAGAAGCTCTAGCGTCTGGCGTGATGGTGTGGTCTCTGTGACACACTCCCCCACCACGCTCCAGCATGCTTGTATTCTTAAACACGGTTTCCTGGAATCGACGCGTGGACGCTGTCCCCGCGCGCGCAAAGGCTCCATAGAACGACTGTAGTACGGGGCAACCAGGCACCGTTGCCTGCCCACACCCTCCTACCGCTCCTAGCCACTTCCGCCAAACCTTGTTATTCTGCACCGGGATGAGGCACATGGGGTCCTTGAGCAGACACGTCCTCACGTTCCGCACCATGGCCCAGCCACCCGTCAACCGCACAGGCTTCGACTGACAGAACTCGATCTCCTCAAACACATAGACCGGCTCTTCAACAGTCATGCGAAACCCATATCGCATGAAGAAGTTTGGTACCTCTGCCAACACATTGGCGAGGTCCTCTGACTCGATGATGAGGACACAATCATCCCCATTGTTCGCGAGCTCGGCCGTGACACCAAGCTGCTTGCACAGCGCCCACAATAGGGCGCACATTATTATACAGTTCCCAAGCGAAGTATTGAGGTCCCCACTGCTTCTGGTACCGGGCATTGTGAAGCTCACCACTCCATCATCACAATAAGCCTTTCCCTTGTTAATCAGTTGCCAACTAAGCAGCCTTGCTAATTCTGGGGAATTGAACACCCTGTTGTAGAAGGTGTGTTCAAACTTCAGCGCTTCCACGCTCACGTGCATATCGAACTTCGACGCATCGAGGCCAAGAGCGACCGGCTTGGCGAACCGGTCCCACTTGGCACGCATGACGGTTGCAGCGTCAAATGCGTTCAAACCCTTGATCACCGTGTGATCGGTGACGCTCCCCCAGACCTCATTGATCGCCTTGAAATACGTTTTCTCGGCTTTTTTGAGGTACTTGCCAAGCACTAAATTGTATCTTGGGGAACGTGGGTTAATAATTCGAGGAGCCTTGTCCAGCAGTTGCTTCTCGAATTTAGTAAATGGGCGGAGGTGTGCATCTTTGCGATTAATGCTGTTACGCAAAAGGCTTCGGTAGGCGTTCTCGTAGATGCGTCGCTTGGCACCAGTGTAGCATTCAACTACCTCACGTAGCGCTAACACTGTGGCAACGCGGCGCACCCGCTCGACCACCTGAACTCTGAAGCTGGTAAGAGCTGGCGTCTCCCAGTCTTCAGCCTTCGTTTCCAATGCTGGTAGAAATGTGTCTCCGACCTTACACAAAAAATATCGCTCAACCAGTGCACGTTCCACCGCGTCCACTCCGTTGTTAAAAACCCCCATGTTGTGGGAATTCCCCATGCGCGACACCACATGGTACTTACGCCGTTTGGCGGGCTGTCCATTCCGTTCCACCTCTAAACGGTGAATCGGCTGCGATGAGCCAACCCATGCCCACGGTTCCCAGAACATCACCTCCTCGGGAACTGCATGACACGTGTTGACGCCTAAAAACCGAATTGGACGCCCTCAACAATCGAACCGTGGTGGTTCGTTCGTCAAGAACATCATACGGGCAATTAGACTCCTCCCAATGGCGCGGGAACGCCAATTGGACAACCGATAGTGCACATCATTGTTGAAGAAGCATCGTTCAACATCAGCAAGGTGCGCAGCTGCATCCTTGTCGCGTACACCCCAATCGCGCATCAACCGGGCCGCCTGTGCTCGCACTAACGACACATTCCCGGCAACTGACGCGTCCATGGCACCCATGCCCAACTTCATGCGTAGCGCAACCGTAACCTGCGCTACAAGTCGTGGCACCTTGTTCACACGCTCCTTGTTTACGTGGTGGGTGATCTCTACTACCGTTTCTTCCACGGATTTGTCGCCCGGCAAAGTTTGTAGTACCATGTGTCGATTCACATCATGATCAAACTTACGTTCCGTCTCCCATTCCGTTACCACGTCGCCCATGCAGCAGCACTTCAGGATAGCCTGCTTGACAGTTCTGGTGAAAGAATCGAACCAGTTTTCTGACGGTACTTCAACTGAGTAACCTTCGTACTCAGGACGTGGTGGGGCTACCGCCCCGTAGACGCGCGGTAGCGCGCGTGCCAGAGGGACATCTGGACTTCCAATCTCGCACTGGTCCTGCACGACCTCGCGACTCTCCGAGGAACACACCTCGTTAACAATGGCTGTGATATCAGCACGGGGGACAATCCCGGCCTCGATATATGCAGCCTCCACTTCGTTGGCATCCACCAACGTACATGTCTGAGCATTCACCTCCTCCTCCAGACCTACAGCACGGTCCGCGAGAACCGCCTTCTGATGGGCCAAGAAAAGGGCGTCCCATTCCTTCTCAGTCAAACGCATCGATTGTGGAATCTTGATGCTAACCATGTTCACTTGTCCGCAGCTGGCTGGCTGTGTCTAACGACGTTACAATTTAACCTCCCTAAAGATAGTCCGGACCTTCAAAACCCAGTAGTCAACTGGATAGACAAACTCTACGCTTGTGGAATCTTGATGCTAACC